CCTGACCAACGGACAAATATGGGTGTACGATATATGGGCAGATGCAGCAGGAGCAGCGTACATCACAAACGCACCATTGATAAGCGACTTAGATTCCAACGGAAGAATTGATGTAACTGGTATTGTGCCAGTGCCTTTGTACTAACGACCTTTTTCTTTGTAAAAAGCAGCACCAACCTTTATCATCTCTCCTTCTCGTTCAGGTGTTATTGCCTGACTTTTGATGTAGTGCTTTACGCAAATGTCAAGGAACTCCGTATCCTTTAATTCATTTTGTAAAGCATATCCTTTTGCAAGATTTCGCCACATGAATGAGCGAGGATACCAATTCATTTTATTAGCCGAATCCATATCTGTTTGATTTGTTTGTTTGCGAATTTAACGCAAATTAGAACAAGACAAAAGACATGATAATAAGTATTGAATTTTGCAATAATGGAAATCATGTCACCACGACCTATCGATTATGTTGTAAACACGGATGCAGAATACCCTGTGATGATGCTCGATAAGCACATCGGTTATGATGCAAACGATGGACAAGGAATAGATGCAGCAATGTTTGTTTCATCTTTGTACGCATTATGTGATAGAGGTGCAAAAACCATTACCGTTCGCATTAATTCGCCGGGAGGAAACATCACACAAGGCATGCAGATATACAATGCAATCCTTGAAGTGCCATGCAAGGTTGACACGGTGAACATCGGTATGGCTGCATCTATTGCAGCATGTATCTTCCAAGCAGGTCGCAAGCGTTCTGCTTATGATTATTCATTGACGATGATACATGAGGCATACGACAGCGAAGGAAAAAGCCACATGGGCGTGATTGACAAATTCAACACCGCAGTATGCACTATGCTTGCACGAAAAGCGAATAAAACGCAAACTGAAATCAGGCAGATGATGAAAAAAGAAACATGGATGACAGCTGCTGAATGCAAGCAGATGGGCTTTTGTGATGAAATCATCGAGAGTAATTCAGTAAATATGCCTCCTAAAAAATCCGTTGAGCAGGGCGTTATGAATGTTTGGAAGCATTACGCAAATCTTTACAAATCTGAAAACAAAATAAACAAATCAAACATGAACACAATTCTGAACAGGTTGAACCTGCCCGAAACAGCAAGCGAGGCAGAAATCACAGCCAAATTAGACAGCATCGAGAATGGTTACAAGACTACCATCGGTGAATTGCAAAACAAATTCAATGCTGCAAGCGAAGAACTTAGCACATTGAAAAATCAAATTGCTGAAAAAGAAAATGCAGAAAAAGTTGCTGCTGCTGCTGCTCTTGAAGTGGAAGCAAAAGCATTCGTATCTGAATTGGTAAACAAGGGCAAGATTGCCAACGATGAGGAAGTGATTTCCATTGCAGTTGAGCAGTACAAAGCAAATCCCGAAGCCACAAAAAAAGTTTTAGGTGCAAATGCAGTGAACAAAAGCGGTTCTCCTGCACCAAGCACACAAGGCGGCAGCAATAATGTTCCAAAAGCCGGAACTTTCATTGTTCGTGAACTTGCCGAAATCGCAAACAAAACAAATCGCAAATAACAAACACAACAAATCCGTAAACAATGGGCTTACAAATCACAGACACCACCTACGCAGGAGAAGCAGCATCTTACATGCTCACTCGTATGGTGACAGGCGCAGATACCATTCAGAAAGGTGCTGCAATGGTGCAGGATGGCATCAAGAAAAAATTCACCATCCCCAAGGTTGAAGTAGCTGACCTTATTCAGCCTCGTCAAGAAACTCCCACCAGCAAAGGTTCAATGACTGTAAACGCTTCGGCACTTACTCCCGAAGATTGCATGCTGTATATTGAATTTAACCCGAGGGATTTTGAACAACATTGGTATGCTTTTCAGTTGGAAAACCGACTGCTTGATGAAACACTTCCGCAGACTGCTGAATCGTTCATCATGATGCAGACAATGGCTCGTTTGAACGAGTGGTTTGAAATGGCTTGGTGGCAGTCACGCAAGCAATTCAATCCTGATGGTGACAATGTTACTCCATCGACAAAAGGAGTGAATGAAACAGGCTCACCATTCTTTGATTCGCTTAGCGTACCTACAATGTTTTATTGGGATGGCTTCATCAAGAAAGCCCTTGACAATTCTGCTATTCCTGTGACTTCTCCCGTTGCATTGACATCAGGAAATATCCGTGAAAAGATGACCGAAGCTCTTGCCAAATTGCCGAAAGCATTGCTCTTTAAGTTTGGCGCACAAGGTACTTCCATCATCATGTCTTATCAGGACAAAGCAAAATATGATGAGGCACTTCGTACCGACAGTTACAAGAACATTCGTTCTGATGAGGCTGGATATACTCAATATCGTGGTTATGACATCAAGGTACTTGCAGGACTTCCTGAAAATACTTTCTTTGTTACAACTGCCCGTCCTGACAATCGTTCAAACACTTGGATTGGTATCAACTCTGTTGATGACAATACCCTTGACCTGAAAAAATTGCAGAACAATTCTGAATTGTATTTCATCAAAGGACTTTTCAAGGCTGATGTGAACTTCGGATTTTATGACCAAGTAGTTATTTACACAACACAAACCGCTTAAAAAAACGAAAAATGAAAAATATCCTTTCACTTATTATTTTGCTTGCTCTTTCAGTAAGCGTATTTGCACAATCCACTTCGCCTCGTTTCGGCACAGGTGTGCGTGATAACACAGGTCGTGTTTTGACCTATAAACTTACCACCTATGCTGCCGATGCCGCTGGAAATGATACCATTTTCTTTTCTCCTGATGGATGGGAAGTAAATGTGCGTTCTGCTGTGAATATCACAGATAGCGTAAACTTCAAACCATCATTGAAGAATGTGTATCTCGGTGATAATCTTTACATCTATGTTAGCAAAGGTTCAGGTGCCGGTGCAGTAAGATTTCCATCAACTTTATTCACTAATGATGCATCAAACAATAGATATACTATTGGAGCAAATAAGACCGCTGTGTTTCAGTTTAAATTCAACGGAACACGCTATCACATGGTGAGTAAAACAATTCAGCCTTAATCATTAAAAAAACGCTGAACCATGTTTGAAAATCTTAAAAGTTTTGTGCAGGGATGTCAAATTACATCCTTGTATGTAAACAAGGAAACAGGGGAATGGCTGGGCTTAAAAAAGCCCGGCTACGACCTGATGAGCAGGGAAGAAATTCTAAAGCTATCAGGAAGCCCCGAGGAAAGCGAAAACGCAGAAACAGCTTCCACAAAAAAAGGTAAAACCAAGAAAGAGGCTGCCGAATAAGCAGCCTTTTTTTTTAAAAAAGAAAAAACATGAACTTACCAAGTGTAACAATCATAAATGGACAAGGCGGTTTGCAAAGACCACCTGCCGGGCAAGACCATATTAGCGGAATAATCGCTTACATGAGTACATTGCCATCAGGGTTTGATGCTAACAACCGCACGAAAAAAGTAAACTCTTTGGCGCAAGCAGTTGCGTTGGGCATCAACTTCAACTTCTCTGAATACAATGCAGTAGGAGCGGTTAAACTAACTGCAACAGTACAGGTGACATCAGTTGGTTCAAATGGCAACACCATCACCATCACGCATACCAATGTAAAAGGACAGGTTATTACTTTGGGAAGCTACACCAAAGTATCAGGTGACACGACCACGACACAAGTAGCAACTGCCATCAGAAATGCAATAAACCTAAGAACGAACATCACAGGATATACTGCAACATCAAGTACATCAACTGTGACAATAACAGCACCTGCGCTGAATGGTATTTTTGCAGGTACGCTTGCCACGAATATCGTTGGTGCAATAGCCACGACCAACACCAATTTTTCAGGTGGAACGATTTCACCTATCGCTGCATTGTACTATCATGTGAGTGAGTTTTTCAGGGCAATGCCGAATGGAGAACTTTACATCCACATTCCATCATCAACCTATGGCGGAACATTCGCTGAAATTACCACTTTAGTGAACTTTGCACAGGGCAAAATTCGTCAGATAGGTATCATGAACGATTTGCAAACAGCGTTTGCCACATCGCAGATTTCAGCTATTCAGGCTCGTTGTGAAGATGCATTCACGGCTAACAGACCTATCGTTGCAGTATTCGCTCCTGAAATTAGTGCTACATCAGACCTTGCGAACCTTGTTGACCTTTCAGCATTAGATTCCGAAATGGTTGGCGTGACCATCGGACAAGATGGAGGAACGACAGGTATAGGTGCATGGCTGTACAAATCGTTGGGCAAATCGCTTTCAGATTTGGGTGCAAAGATGGGAACGCTTGCAAAAAGCAAAGTGAGTGATTCATGGTCATGGGTTGGTGCATACAACATGACTGATGGGCTTGAATTGAACAACATCGCATTCAGCAATGGCACAACCTATGATGCAGCTTACACAGCTGGCATCCTCGAGCAGTTGGTGACCTATGGGTATTCATTCCTTTTCAAGATTGTTGATACCGTTGGCACATACAACACGCAGCCGAACACATGCACGCTTGAATCTTCTGACTATCGCTTTTTGTACCTTAACAGGGTAATTCAAAAGGCTGGCAGGTTAGAAAGAATTGGAATGATACCTTACCAATCTTCACCTGTGCTTTTGAATGCTAATGGAACGATGACCGATGTAACAATCGAAACATTCCGCAGCGCAGTTGAGCAGCAACTTGACAGCATGGTAAGGGCATCCGAGATAAGTGCGTATCAGGTATTGATTGACCCATCGCAGTTGATTTTGCAAACAAATGAGGTTGAGATTGCAGTCAATATCCTTCCTGTTGGCGTTGCTGATTACATCACAATTAAGAACACATTCACCCTTTCAATCGCTTAAAAATTATGGCAACATTGATAAATGGCGTTAGTTATTCATGGAGCAACCTCAACTTTGTTGTTGGGGGAGTTCCGATTGTTGGAATAACAAAAATCGCATACAAAAAAGACCAAATAAAAGAGAACATCTACGGAGCAGGAAATCAACCTGTATCGCGTGGATATGGCAATGTGACCTACGAGGGAAGCATCACAATCAAGCGTGAAGAATTGCAGCGTTTGATTCTTGCAGCACCGAGCAAGGATATTGCCAATTTTGCACCGTTCGACATTCCTGTGATTGCTGCCGGAACAGGCGTTACGCCGATAAAGGACACGCTGAAAAGTGTGGAGTTTAAAGGTTTTGACATGTCAGCATCGCAAGGAGATACATCTGTGGATGTTGAATTAGAACTTGTGATTGGCGAGATTGTTTCTGCTTAAAAATCAATTATCTTTGTGGGTATGAAACCACAAGAAATTGAATCAAAAGAAGCGGAGTTAACCGCAAAATACAATCGAAAAGTAACGATAAAAAGGTTTCTTCTTCCAAATGGAGAGGAAGCCTTTTTGTCATTAAAAAATCCGCAGTTTTACGAGAAAATGATGGCATACGACCAATTTGCTCAATCACAGATGGCAGCGGCAACATATCTATTCAATGCAAGTGCAATCAAAGAGGAAAGCGATGAAAGATTTTGGAGTGAAAAAGAGGAGCATGAGGAACTTCGCATGGGTGCATTGATTCATTGTTTAGACCTTGTATCTTATGCCATACCGGAAGTAAAAAAAAAATAGGTGAAGCAGTTGAAAAACACGAAAAAGCAATATCATCAGACGAAGGGTACATCATGCGAATTGAAACATGGGTGCGACATTTTTTTCATGTTGAAATCAGGGAAAAAGATGCTGATGAGATTGGCAGGTTATGGGTTCAATGCAAATGGTTGATGAAACAAAAAGGCTATAAATTTGATTAAAAAATGGCAATCAACAACGATGTAAGATATACAATTAGCTTGCGTGATTTGATGACTGATGGCATCCGCAGGATGACAGGTCAAACGGACAAGCTAAATGATTCTGTAAAAAAGACCAATAAAAGTTTATTGGACATGAGAAATGCTTCCAGAATGATTGGAAGTACCATGTCTGCACTTGGCATTGGACTTGGCATAGCAGGTGTTGCATCGTTTGGAAAGGCTGTCATTGAGTCGTTAAAAAATTACGAGTATTTTTCTGCATCATTAAGAACATTAATGCATGGTGATATTCAGTCTGCAAAGGCATTAGAATCACAGCTTGTTGAACTTGCAAAAAAAACACCATTCAGTTTAGTTGAGGTTCAGGATGCGACAAAGCAGTTGATGGCTTATGGATTTTCGGCAGGCAGCGTAACGAAAAACATTCGGATGCTGGGCGATGTGGCATCGGCATTGAAAATTCCATTCGGTGACATTGCCTATCTATACGGAACATTAAAAACGCAAGGCAGAGCATACACAAGGGATATTAATCAATTTACTATTCGAGGTATTGCTGTAACAAAAGAGCTTGCAAAGCAGTTTAATGTTGCCGAAACCGAGGTGATGAAATTGGTTGAGAGTGGGAAAGTGGGATTTTCAGATATTGAGAAAGCGTTCCAAAGCATGACAAGCGAAGGCGGAATGTTCTTCAACATGATGGATGAGCAGAGCAAGACCGTTGGAGGAAGAATTTCAATGTTGGGTGATGCATTTGAGCAGCTAAAAGTAAACATCGGAAAAGGGCAAACGGGCATTATTGCAGGAATAACGAATCTCCTCGAGCAGTCAGTATCTGCATTATCAAGATACTTTGCGGATGCAAATCGCATGTATGAAAATTTTGCAAAAAATGGAGCGAAGCAGTTTAATTTCTTTGAAAAAGCGTTGCATGAAACGGTTGGGTTGCTGACAGGCTATCATCTTGGATATAACAAGCTGATTGAGGCAGAGGATTTTCAAAAAAAGATGTATGATTTGGCAAACACATCAACTGAAAACATTGCCAAAGCATACGAAAGCAAAGCGACATTACTAAAGTATCAGGTCAAGGCATACAACGACCTAAAAAAAG